AACGAACACATGGTTTACCAACTCAACGCCCGCGATGAAATCATCGAGCAGTTCCTGGAGGATGTTCTCTAATGTTTACCAACCGCGTAAGACAGGCCATCGCGGCCACCCTGCAGGGTTTGCCGTTGTCGGCGACTGTGGAGAGTTTCACCCCGCCGAAGATCGATTTCGTTATGGAGACGATGACGGGTGGGCGCTTTATCGGCGAGGACATGATCAAAAACGCCGCGGTGTTGACCGCCCAATTGATACTGCAAGGAGCGGGTCCGGAAATCATGTTGGCGCTCGGCGTGAAACTGGGTGACGACATACTGCTGAGCGTGCGGGAAGCCGGTCAGGATCAGGATGGCAATACCTGGTTCATTTACCACACCGTTGGCGGCAAGCTGAAATCCATCACTGAATCGGCGATCAAAATGGCGGATAAGCCGCTGATCACACTCGATTTCACCTGCCGCACCTACAACCGTATCGAAAACGGCATCCCGGTGATCGACATCGATGCACGCACCCAGAAATTCATTCTCAACGGCGTGGACATCCTCGGCGATGCCCGTCGCGCGGTGTTGATTGTGTAACCCCGCAACTCCTACCCGCTAAACGCGATCCCTGTGGGAGCGAGCTTGCTCGCGATGAGGCCGGCCAGCGCAGCATTGATGTCGACTGACCCGTCGCTATCGCGAGCAAGCCCGCTCCCACGGGGGCTTTGCCGGCCCTCAGCCCCGCGTTCATCGACCGGCATTTACGTAACACCTCCCCGATTCACCAAGGAATTCATTCATGTCCTGGACGCCTCCCGTTCACGTCTTGCTGTCGCCGATTACCGGCGACGATCAATCGCAGATCGAGCAACTCCAACTCAAGCCACTGTTCTACGCCGCACAGAAAGAAGCCCTGACCCGCGCCGGTGACGATGAGGACGATCAGTTCTTCGAGCTGGCCAAACTGGCCACCGGCCTGTCGGTCAAGGAACTCGACCAATTGAAGCGCCCGGACTACGTGAGCATCGCCCAGTACGTACACGAAATGTCGACCCTTCCGGCGTCGTACTTTCTGACGCAGGACGCCGACGCTGACAAGGCACTGGACGATCCCGATCAGGTGCGACTGCTGCAACCGCTCAACATCGCGGGCCGCAGCACAACGACCCTGACCCTGGAAATGCCGGCGTTGCGCGCCACCAAGGCCATGAAAAAACTGAAAACCGCCAAGGAACGCGCCGAGTTCATCACCGCCCATTGCACCGGGCTGATGCTGCCCGATCTGGACCTGCTGACCGTGCCCGACTGGACACAGCTTCAGGTACGCATCGACGATTTTTTAAACAAACCGGCGGCCTTCTTTCGGAGCGCGACATCGAAGTAATCCTCGATGTCGTGCCGCTCATTTACCCGGTAAGTGAAGCGGAAATTCTGGAGTGGGACGCCGGCAAGGCCTTGCGCCGCTACGACATCGCGATCACTCGCCTTGGCGTGAAACAGGAGTAGAGCGGGATGGCGGACGATAGATATTCGCTCAAATACGCAGCACTCGATGGTGATGGACTGTTGCCCGGCAATAGCAGCCTGGCCACCGCCGCCACGAGCGTTGTATCACCTCAAGCGACGGGCACGTCCGCCAGGGATCAAATGCCGGGTCTCGGCCAGGCGTTGGACAACGTCGGGTTCAAGCTCAGCCTGCTGACGACGGCGATTGAGTCGTTGACCTTGATGCTGTCGTCGCAACGTTCGTTGTTCCAGGCGATGGGCGCCGGCGCCAAGAGTGAGCCGGCCAGCGAGCAGAAGAGTGCGGGCCAGTCCGGTCACCTTATCGAACCGCCGAACCTGCTCAAACCGGCCATCGAGATGGACTCGGCCATGGCCGATCTGAAGCAGACCGCACAACTGACCCCGCGCCAAAGCGCAGAAATGGTTCAAGAAACCCAGCACATCGCCAGCGCTCCGCTGGTGGCTGCCGGGGGGACGACCGCGGTCGATCTGGTGAAGATTGAAAGCCTGGCGGCCAAGGCTGGCATCGCCAGCGATTTGCCTAATGCGTCGGACCGCCAGTTTGAGTTGTTGCGCTTCGCCAGTGATGCTGGCGTCACCGCATCAGCGTTCAAAATGCCGGCGCCGGATGTCGCCGAGATGATGGCGGCCTGGCGCACCACAATGAAACTCAGCGGCGCCAAGGCGTTTGATCTGGCGGATGCCAGCAACCATTTGGGCAAGATCCCCGGTGGTGCAAACGCGGCCGATATCGGTGTCGTCCTGCAGCGCGAGGGCGCTGCCGCCACGGAGGCAGGCCTGACCCCCGCGCAAGCCGCAGCGCTGACGGCGGCATTGTTGACGACCGGTACTCAAAAATCGGAGGCCGGTTCCGCGCTCAATAACATCACCACGGCGATGGCCAAGGGTGATCAGGCATCAGCAAGCGAACGAGCCGCCTGGCAGCAGTTGAAGCTTGATCCCGTGGCGGTGGCGGGGCTGTTACGCCAGGAAGACAAGGCCCCCGGCGCGGTGATGTCGGTGCTGGCGGCATTGAATGCCCAACCGGACGAGAAACGCTCCGCATTGGCCAACACGTTGTTTGCCAGCGGCGATCAAGCGGCGTTGCGGATGTCGCGCAATCTGCCGGACGTTAACCAGGCGTTCTGGCAGGTGTCCGACAACCGCCAGTACGCGACGTCGCAGTTGGGCGACAAAGGCTCGGTGAGGCAAGACGCACTGGCGCAATCGAAGACCCAACAGGGTCAGTGGAATATTTTCAATGCACGCACTGATCGGCTGTCGGTGGCCACGGGTAATGCACTGGCTCCCGTGACGGGTCGTGCGCTGGAACTTGCCGGTTCGATGACGGATGGGCTGAGCGAATTGGCTGAAGACCATCCAAAAACCACCGCTGCCGTGGTCATTGGCGCCGCCGCCATCAAGCCGCTGGTGAGTGCATTGCTCAAATCCATTACGGAAGAGTTGAGTAGTCAGGCCGCCAAGCGGTTGCCGGGTGGTGGGGCCGGCGCGGCCAGTGCGGAAGCAGAGGCGGCGGCGCTGCGCGGTGCGAGCACTTCATTGGCCCCCTTCAGGCGTTTGATCCCGGCGGCGACCGCGTTAAGCGTTGCCCCGATGGTGGTGGAAGGCACGATAGACGGCGACCCCCGAATGGTTGCCACCGGCCTGGGCACCGTTGGCGGCGCGTGGGCAGGTGCTGAGACCGGCGGGACTCTGGGCGCTACGGCCGGGACCTTGTTTGGTCCTTTAGGCGCTGCCATTGGCGGGGTGGCCGGCGCTGCCGTTGGCGGACTGGCAGGCAGCTGGGTCGGTCAGGAAACGGGTGCCTGGCTGGGTGAAAAACTCAGCGTACCGGCAGACCGTCTCTCAGCGCCGGATCAGGTCAGCAACGACCTGAGCAGCCTTCAGACGACCAATCAGCAAAACACGATGACCGCGAATATCTATATCAACGGCCAGGATTACGCCAGTGCCACTCAATTGGCAGACCAAGTGGTGCAACAGCTTTCCAGCCAATTCGGATTCATGACCCCGTCCAACTCACTCGCCATGCGCAGTGACGCGGCCCTTACCGACGGAGCGACGTGATGCGTCAGCAAATGGTGTTAGGCAGTTTTATATTCGGCCTGTCCAGAAACTTTGCTTACCTCAGCCTGCTGCGTACCTCGGACGGCGGCTGGACAAAAATCGATATCCTCGCCAGCAAACCCAAGTCCAGTCAGCTCGGCCAAGGCCAGCAAACACTGAAAATCACCGGTAAGTCGATGTACGCGACGGCCATGGATCGGCTTGATGAACTGCGGGCATTGCAGGCGTTGCGCATCCCGCTGCCGCTGGTTGACGGCATTGGTCGCAACTGGGGGTTGTGGCAAATCAAAACAGTCACGGAAACCCAGACATCCATCATTGATGACGGCACCGCGATGGTGGTCGATTGGGTGATCGATTTGACGGAGTTCGCCAATGCGTAGGGTTCGAAGTGTGGCCGGCGACTCGGTCAATCTGTTGCTCTATCGCGAGCTTGAGCGCTGTGACGACGCCGCCGAAGAGGCGCTTTGGCGCCTCAATCCCAGGTTGGCTGAATATGCCCCGGTGTTGCCGGCGGGCGTCTGGGTGGTCTTGCCTGAACTGGACGCCAAACCGGTTGCAGCCACGCCGGTTTCGGCCTGGGATTAAGGAGGCGGCATGTCATTGGGTTTTACCCCTGCGATAGAAATTTACGGCGCAAATCATGCGCTGCTTAACAAACGATTGCTCTCGTGGGTACACGTTGATGCGGCGGGCACCGAGTCTGACCAACTGACCCTCACGATCACCTTGGACGGGCTTGAAGGCTTACCGAGTCTGGGAGGCAAAATCGGCCTGCGGGTCGGCTATCTGGAGTCGGGGCTGGTGGATAAAGGCCAGTTTGTGGTGACCCGACTCACCCCGACGCTTTTTCCGCTGCGCCTGACATTGGTTGCCATGGCCGCGCCCTTCAGTGCGGTGGATCAGACGGGATTCAAACAACGCCGCTCGGTCAGCCATGGTCCGACGACTTTGGGTGCGCTGTTTCGCGAATTGACCTCCCGGCACGGGTTTTCCCCTCGCGTCGCCCCGGAGCTGGCGCTGGTCAAGATTGCGCACATCGATCAGTCCAACGAAACCGATATGGGCTTCTTGACCCGGATTGCCAGGATCTATGACGCGGTCGCCAAACCGATCAACGAGTTGTATGTGTTGGCGCTGAAGGGCCAGGCGAAATCCTTGTCGGGCAAAGTCCTGCCGACCATCAAGCTGTCGGTGACGACCAACAATCGCCCAGGCGATAACGCCTTTATCTCCGCCGTCCTGGATGAAAACGCCCGTGCGAAATACCCCGGCTGCACGACCAGTTGGTGGGACGCGGCGGCGGGCAAGGTGCGTGAAGTGAACAGCGGCATCGCGCCCTATAAGACGATGCGCCAGCGCTACCAGAATGCCGACGATGCTCGGGCTGCGGGGGAAGGCGAGGTCCGGCGGATGATGCGTGAAGCACTCAAAGTGAAGATCGACTGCCCTGGCCATCCGGGATTGTCCGCGGAAGGGATTGTGCTGTTGGACCCCACGTGGCCGGACTTTATGCGCGGTCGCTGGTCGATCGACAAGGTCACTGCCAGCGGCGACCAGAAAAAAAGTTATCGCTGCACAATCGAAGCAACCTGCCTGGATGCCAGGGCCTGAGGCTGCCCCGTGTGGGAGCGGGCTTGCTCGCGAAGAGGCCGGCACATCCCGCATCAATGTCGCCTGACCCACCGCCATCGCGAGCAAGCCCGCTCCCACATTTTGCTCCGCGCCGGGCACAACCTCTGCGAACAACCGAGTTCCCCTGTGGGAGCGAGCCTGCTCGCGATAGCGGCAGCACTTTCAACATCACTGTCGACTGACCCACCGCCATCGCGAGCAAGCTCGCTCCCACATTTTGCTCGGCGCCAAGCACATATTTCGCGTACCACCGAGATCCCCTGTGGGAGCGAGCTTGCTCGCGATAGCGGCAGCACATTCAACATCACTTTCGCCTGACCCACCGCCATCGCGAGCAAGCTCGCTCCCACATTCTGCTCGGCGCGAGGCACAACCTCTGCGAACAACCGTGCCCCCCTGTGGGAGCGAGCTTGCTCGCGATAGCGGCTGCACATTCAACATCACCATCGCCTGACCCACCGCTTTCGCGAGCGAGCTCTGCCCCTACAAAAGCTATGTCTTTCACAAAACACTGGAGCACCTTCATGAAGATCACTCCGATCCTCACGCAGTTGCGTGAGCAATGCCCCACCCTGGCCAATCGAATCGCCGCCGGCATCGATCTCGCCACGCTTCAAGCCAACAACCCCCTACCCACCCCATGCGCCTACATCGTGCCCATTGCCGATGTCGCCAGCAAAAGCCTCGCGCAAAACCTGTTCCTGCAACCGATCCGCGACCGCTTCGAAGTGACCCTGGTGCTTGACACCACGGACGCTACAAAAGCGCTGGATCTCATGCACGACCTGCGCGCCGAACTGTGGCGCGCACTGGTCGGTTTCAAGCCCGGCGCGGACTACGACGCCATCGAATACGAAGGTGGCGAACTGGTTTCGATCACCAGCAGCCGAGCGCTGTACCGCTTGCGCTTTTTCAGCGAATTCCAGCTTGGCCGCAATCTGCCGGGGCAACCCGCTGAAAGCTGGCACGAGCGTGAACTGGACGGTTTGTCGTCCTTTACCGGGGTCACCGTGCGGGTCGATGCGATCGATCCGGCCGACCCCAACCTGAAACGCCCAGGGCCTGACGGGCGCCTGGAACTGACTTTCTCTGGAGATGTAACCCCATGAGCGAACGCATCACCGTGCTACCGGCCCCGGGCCGTGTCGTGCCGGACCCGGAAGCGGGCGATTTGTTGCCCCTCGAGGGCCGTGAAGTGCCGGACAACGCCTGGTGGCGTCGACGTCTGGCCGATGGCGATATCACTACCAAAGCCGTGAAAGCGGCAAAACCACAGGGAGCCAAATAATGGCGATCGGATTCAGCAACATCCCCGCGGACATTCGTGTTCCGCTGTTCTACGCCGAGATGGACAATTCGGCAGCCAATAGCGCGTCGTCGGCCATGCGCCGCTTGATCGTCGCTCAGGTCAACGACAACATCGCGCCGGCCGACGTCGGCAAACTGGTGCTGGTGTCCAGCGTTGCGCTGGCCAAAAGCATTGGCGGCCAAGGCTCGATGCTCGCCTCGATGTACGACACCTGGCGCAAGACCGACCCGATCGGCGAGATCTGGTGCCTGCCGCTGCACAACACCACCGGCAGCATCGCCAAAGGCGTGGTGACCCTGACCGGCGCGGCGACGCAAAGCGGCGTGCTCAACCTGTACGTCGGCGGCGTTCGCGTTCAAGCGGCCATCGTCAGCGGTTTCACTGCGGCCCAGGCGGCCACTGCGCTGGCGCTGAAAATCAATGCCTCGGCTGACCTGCCAGTGTCCGCTGTTGCGGCCGACGGCGTCGTGACCCTGAGCGCCAAATGGACTGGCGACAGCGGCAACGACATCAGCCTGCAATTCAATCGCCTGGGCAAGAGCAACGGCGAAGAAACCCCGGCCGGCCTGACCTCCGCCGTTACCGCCATGACGGGCGGCGTCGGTGTGCCGGATCAAGTCGCTGCCGTGGCGGCACTGGGCGATGAGCCGTTCGAGTTCATCTGCATGCCGTTCTCCGACCTGTCGACCCTCAACACCTGGCAAGCGGTCATGGATGACAGCACCGGTCGTTGGTCCTGGGCCAAGCAACTGTTCGGTCATGTCTACAGCGCCAAGCGCGGCACCATCGGCACCTTGGTGGCGGCTGGCCAAGTACGCAACGACCAGCACATGACCATTCAGGCGCTGGAACCGGGCGTTCCACAACCGTTCTGGGTCCAGGCCGCAGCACTGGCGGCACGTACCTCGGTGTTCATTTCTGCCGACGCCAGCCGTCCGACTCAAAGCGGCAGCCTGCCAGGTCTTGACCCGGCGCCGGCCAGCGAGCGCTTCACCCTGACCGAGCGTCAGTCGCTGCTGAACTACGGCATCGCCACCGCTTACTACGAAGGCGGTTACGTGCGCATTCAGCGTTCGATTACCACCTACCAGAAGAACGCTTACGGTCAGGCCGACAACTCCTACCTGGACAGCGAAACCATGCACCAGTCGGCGTTCATCGTGCGTCGTCTGCAAAGCGTGATCACCAGCAAATACGGTCGCCACAAACTGGCCTCCGATGGCACCCGTTTCGGCGCCGGCCAGCCAATCGTCACCCCGAGCACCATTCGCGGTGAGCTGATTGCCCAGTACGCCAAGCTCGAACTGGAAGGCCACGTGGAAAACGCCGAGCTGTTCGCCGAGCACCTGATTGTCGAGCGCGACGTGCAGGACCCGAGCCGGGTCAACGTGCTGTTCCCGCCGGATTACATCAACGGTCTGCGAGTGTTCGCACTGCTCAACCAATTCCGTCTGCAGTACGACGACGCCGCCTAAGCACCGCGTCTGAATCTGTGATTTCAGCCCACACCGCGTGGGCTTTTTTTTTGAAGGGAGAAACACCATGGGTCAACTGATTGCGGGCACCTGCTACGTCAAAGTGGACGGCGCTCAACTGACCATCAACGGCGGCTGCGAAGCGCCCCTGATGTCCACCAAACGCGAAACCGTCGTACCGGGTTTCTACAAGGAAACCGACGTTGCTCCGTCGTTCAAAGTGACGGCGCTGCACACGGCGGACTTCCCGCTCAAGCAACTGATCGCCGGCACCGACATGACCGTCACCTGCGAATTCAGCAACGGCAAAGTCTACGTACTGGCTGGCGCCTACCTGGTTGAAGAGCCGGTTTCCAAAGGCGATGACGCCACCATCGAGCTGAAGTTCGAAGGCATCAAGGGGACCTGGCAATGAGCGGCGCCGTGAAGCTTCAAGTTGCGATCGAAGCTCACGGCGAGCCTCTGACCGAACTCAACCTGCGCCGTCCGACGGTGCAGGAAGTGCGGGCGATCAAGGCGCTGCCGTACAAGATCGACAAGAGCGAAGAGGTCAGCCTCGACATGGACGTCGCGGCCAAATACATCGCGGTCTGCGCCGGCATCCCGCCGTCGTCGGTCAACCAGTTGGACCTGGCTGACCTCAACGCGTTGAGCTGGGCCGTCACGAGTTTTTTCATGAGTGCGGCGTCGGAGCCATCACCGACCTGATCGCAGTCGCCTATGACCTGGCCTGGTTCTGGAAGGTTGACCCCGAACAGATGATGGCCAGGCCACTGGATGTGCTCCGCGAATCCCTGGAGCACGCGCAACGGATCAACGCGATGCAGCAGGTGCAGTGATGGCAGACGAAAACACGGTAACAAAATCGGTGCTGTTGACCGGCATCGATGAACTGTCACCCAAGCTCAAAGCCCTCGTTACGAAGGTCGACAGCTTCAGAAACAACCTGGAACAGGCCGGCCTCGGCAAGCTCGACATCAGCGGTCTGTTCAACGGCGGTAGCGTGATCACGCCCTTCGTGGACGGGATCAAGGCGTCCGCCGCGTTCAAGGGCAGTCTGGCCGAGGTCAGTGAGGCGGCCAAAGGTGTTGATATGCCCAGTGCGCCAGCAGCCGCTACGCAAACCATGAACGTGTTCAGTCAATCAATGAGCACGGTTTCCAGCGCCATTGATGCCGCGTTGTTGCCGGCAGTCGCGACGTTGGTGGTGGGTCTTGAACCCATGCTTAACAGCGTGGGATCGCTCTTGCAGGACAACCCGAAGCTGGTTGAAGGGCTGGCGGCGGGGGCTGTTGCGTTTTCGGCCATTCAAACCGCCGTGACGGGGGCGACCCAGGTGTTTGATGTGATGAGTATGGTGATGAAGGCCAACCCCATCATGTTGATCGCCGCAGGCATTGCCTTGGCCGCCGGTTTGATTGTGGCGAACTGGAAACCGATCTCGACGTTTTTTGCCGGGCTCTGGCAAAAGGTTGCGCCGGTGGTGATGCCGATGGTCGAGTTCTTCAAGACGATGTTCAGCTTTACGCCCATCGGGCAGTTGATCAGCAATTGGGGAGCCGTCACGGGATTTTTCGCTTCGCTATGGAAAGGCATCGAAGCGGTGGCGGGGCCGGCAATCGAGTTGTACAAACTCTGGTTTGCCTGGTCGCCACAAGGGTTGATCGTCAACAACTGGGGGGCCATTAGTTCGCTATTTGGAGACATATTTGGGCGCATTAGGGATCAAGTGATTTCAGTGTTCTCCGTCATCAAGTCGTGTTTTGACTGGACGCCGCAGGGCATGATCCTGAACAACTGGGGGCCGATTACCGGTCTGTTTGCCGCTATTTTTGACTTGCTGGTGGCGCTGGTCGTGCCGGTGAAAGACGCGCTTCGCAGTGTGTTCAACGACTACTTGCCGATGGACAGGATTACAGAACTCTGGGGGCAGGCCCCCGAGTACTTTGCCGGGGTAGGGGAGAGCATTCGAGAGAAGATGCTGTCGCTAGCGACCATTTTTGGCATTCCCTTCATAGCGTCCCCCTTGGACATGTTCAACCTGAACTGGGCGCCGTTGACCAGCGTTGTCAGCGAATGGGCGGACAAGATTCAGGCCCTCATGGCACCCATCAGAGAGATGCTGGGTGGTAGCTTCGGCGGTTTTATCACCAAGGTCAGCGGCAAGATCGAAGGCTTGGCTGACGCTCAGAAAAAAACCAACGCCGAGGGCAAGGGTGAGTTTGCACCCGCGTTCTTTGGGGCCAATAACGAGTCGTCGAGTGCCAATCTGGCGCCGGATAACTCGCCGCAAAAGCCTTCAATGCAGGCCGGCTCCCTGACCCAAAACTCCAGCGCCCTGATCCAGCAAAGTGCCGCCAACAACCGCACGCAACTCGAGGGCGGCCTGACGGTGCGCTTCGAAAATGCGCCGGCCGGGCTGCGCACCGATCAACCGCAAACCAACCAACCGGGGCTGGCGCTCTCTTCGCGCATCGGCTACCGCTCGCTCTCCGCAGGAGGTTCCAATGAACTGGCGTGACCGCTTGTTGCCGGCATCCTTTCGCGGTGTCGGTTTCTGGATTGATCAGGCGAAAACCCCGGTCGGTCGCAAAGGTCAGTTGCACGAATACCCGCAACGCGACCTGCCGTTTTTCGAGGACCTCGGCCAGCAGGCCAAGACCCACGACCTGACGGCGTTCATTGTCGGCCCCGATTGCCTGGAGCAGCGCGACAAGCTGCTCAAGGCTCTGGAGCAGGGCCGTGGCGAGTTGGTGCACCCGTGGCTCGGACGCTTGCAGGTCAAGGTCGGCGAATGCGACATGACCCACACCCGCCAGGACGGCGGGCTGGTGACCTTCGCCCTGAAGTTCTACCCCGACCAGCCGCTGCCGTTTCCGACCGCGACGGTCAGTACGCAAAAGGTCTTGCTGGCCAAAGCCGATACGTTGCTCGGTTCGGCGGTGGCGCGGTTTGAACAGGCGATGACCCTGATCAAGGCTGCGCGGGTCGGTATCGCCAACCTGCGCAACAGCCTCACCGATGTGTATGCCGTGATCAAGGAACAGCTGCAACCGCTGATCGAGCAGTACCGGCAGATCACTGAACTGGTCAAAGCCGTCAAGGAGTTGCCCAAGGAAGTGGCGGCGGAATTCAAAGGCTTGCTGGGCGATATCAAGTCGCTCAAGGACTTTGCGAAGGCGGGTTACCGTGGCGTGATTGCCGACGTCTCCCAACAACTCGAAGACATCCGCAAAGCCGATGCGCCGAAGCTCACCACCGGCAAGGACACCACCGCTGCGGCGGTTGCCACGGCCAATCTGGTGCAGGACACGCTGTTGGTCAAAGTCGCGCAGTTTGTCGCGTCGATGCCGGTGGCCAGCAAACCGGTGAAGACCGTGACAACACCGTCGGTGGGGCAACAGGCGAACCAACCGGTCAGCCGCGACGAAGTCCCGGTGATCGACGACCTGCAAGCGCTGCAAAAGGCCTTGGTCGCCGCGATCAACCCGATGCTGGACAAGGCCGGCCCCGCGCATTACCAGGCCATCGATGATCTGAAACAGGCATTGATCGCACACCTCAAAGCCGTGGCGTCCTCCGGTGTGCGGCAGGTCACCAAGTCGTTCCAGGACAGCTACCCGGCGCTGGTCGTGGCCTATAAGCAATTTGGCGATGCCACGCGGGTCGATGAAGTGACCCAGAGCAACGGTATTGCCCATCCGGGTTTCTTGCCGAACGCCGTGAAAGTCTCGGGGGAGTGAGCCATGAACGAGATGGACAACCGCGTCACGCTGACGGTCGCCGGGATGGAATTCGGCGGCTGGAAAAGCGTGGAAATCACCGCGGACCTGGAGCGTCAGTTCCGCACGTTCAAACTCAACATCACCTGGCAATGGCCGGGGCAGACCGTGGATCAGCGGATCAAACCGGGGGACGCCTGCGAAGTGCGGATCGGCAAGGACCTGGTGCTCACCGGTTACGTGTTCAAGGCACCGATCAGCTATGACGGGCGGCAGATCAGCCTGAGTATTGAAGGCAGTTCGAACACTCAGGACCTGGTGGATTGCGCCGCGACCAACCGACCGAATCAGTGGCATGGGCAGTCGTTGTTGAGCATCGTTGAAGCGCTGGCGATGAACTACAGCTTGTACGTGGTCAGCGAAATTCCCGAGACCGCCCGGCTCAGCAGTCACACGATTGTGCCGGGGGAAACGGTGTTTCAATCCATCGACCGTTTGCTGTCGTTGTTTCGGGTGTTTTCCACCGATGACGCGCAAGGTCGGCTGGTGCTGGCCAAGCCTGGCAGCAGTGGCCGGGCCAGCGATGCGCTGGAGCTGGGCAAGAATATTCTGTCGGCCAACGCGCCGATGGATTACAGCCAGGTGTTCTCCGAATACCGGGTCATTGGCCAGCACAAAGGCACCGACACGAAGAGCGGGGCGGCGGTCAGCGAAATCGAGTCGGTGGCGACGGACCTGTCCTTCAAGCGTCGGCGAACCACGGTGATTAACGAGGGGACGCAATTGACGTTCGAACTGGCGCAGCAACGGGCCAAGTGGGAAAGCGCCACCCGCATGGGCCGGGCGCAGAGCACCACGTATCAGGTCCAGGGCTGGCGGCAATCGAACGGTGATCTGTGGCGGCATAACACCCTGGTGCGGGTCAAGGATCCGGTGCTCGGGTTCGATGACGACATGCTGATTTCCAAAGTGACGTACTCGCTGTCGGCACAAGGCGCGATCACCACCCTGCACGTCGCCCCGCCGCACACCTTCGACGCCAACCCCGAACCGCCGAAGAAAACCTGAGGCAGGCCCCGTAAACCTGTGGGAGCGAGCCTGCTCGCGATGACGGTCTGACAGTCACCATCGATGTCGCCTGACCCACCGCTTTCGCGAGCAAGCCCGCTCCCACAAGGGATCACCGGTGTATGCGCAAAAGCAGTGAACAACACCGATCAACTGTGGGAGCGAGCTTGCTCGCGATAGCGGTTGAACATTCAACACTGAAGTCGCCTGACCCACCGCCATCGCGAGCAAGCTCGCTCCCACAGGGGATCTCCGGTGTATGCGCAAAAGCAGTGAACAACACCGATCAACTGTGGGAGCGAGCTTGCTCGCGATAGCGGTTGAACATTCAACACTGAAGTCGCCTGACTCACCGCCATCGCGAGCAAGCTCGCTCCCACAGTTGTCCGCGTTCGACCTGATTCTTGAAGGAAACCCAATGAGCCTACTGACACGCCTCCTGGCGCGCGGCACTGTCGTGCTCGCCAACTCGGCCTCCAAGCTGCAATCGCTGCAAATGCGCCTCACCGCTGGCGAAGTGAACGACGACATGGAGCACTTCGAACCCTACGGCTTTACCAGCAACCCGCTGGCCGGCGCCGAGGGTATCGCCACTTTTCTCGGTGGTGACCGCTCCCACGCTGTCGTCCTGGTGGTCGCCGACCGCCGCTATCGGCTCCAGTCTCTGGCGGCCGGCGAAGTGGCGATCTACACCGACGAAGGCGACAAGATCCACTTCAAACGCGGGCGGATCATCGACATCCAGACCGCCACGCTCAATATCCGTGCCAGCACCGCCGTCAACATCGACACGCCGACCCTGACCCAGACCGGCAAGATCGTCTCCCAGGGCGATCAGGTTGCCGCTGGCATCAGCCAGATCAAACACGTGCACGTTGGCGTTCAGGCGGGCAATGGCCAGACCGGCGTACCGGCAGGAGGTCAGTGATGTTTATCAGCCAGAACCTCCACGCCGCACTGACCCGTTCGGTGCTGATCAGCCTGTTCACCTGGCGCCGTGCCGCCGACGACGATGCCCTCGATGACGAGGAGCGTTTCGGCTGGTGGGGCGACACCTTTCCCACCGTTGCCGACGACCGCATCGGTTCGCGGCTGTGGCTGCTGCGCCGGGTCAAGCTGACCCGGCAAACCCAGATGGACGCTGAGTTCTATGCCCGCGAAGCCCTGCAATGGCTGATCGACGACGGCCACTGCAGCGCCATCGACATCATCAGCGAACGCCTCGACGCCCAGCGCCT